CTTTTTCAGCAACGGCTTCAAGGGGTAATGTGAACTCAGGTTTCGTAGGGTCATAATTTACATTCTGTACCCGTGAATATGGAATACCACCATCAGATTGAGTTCCACTTTGAGTATTAGTTAATTGATATGTGCATAAACCTACCGTATCACCGGTAATACCAGTAAACTTATATTTGATAGTACTATATAAAGTATTTAAAATCGCAGTTGTTCTACTACAAAGTTGTTCTTTGTTTGCTGCATAAATTTGATAATTCGGAAGTCCCCCAGCCACTTTGTAGTAATAAGGGAAATTAGGTGGTTTTATTGGATCTTTTTTTTGATACCTAATTTGATTATTCGCTGAATCCATTACCCAATCAACTGCATCAAGCAATTGATCTACAGCTATAGTTAAAGCAACTCCTGCGGCTCCGCCTCTCAATACCTCAGCTACTTGCTTTGCGTTCGGTGTTACTAATGCAGCTGAAACTCTAGAATCATTAACAGCATCAATTAATGTCGATCCCCCCATAACTGTCGAATTAGTAATAGACCAACCACCTAAAGGTGATATTGCTGGAGTCATCATTAGTGACGAAGCAGTTAAATTGTAATTAGTTACTGTTGGTGCTGGTGCTGATAATTCGGTTGTTTGTAATTGTGTCGTCTGAGTATCAGATTGAGAAGTATCACTCTGGTTGTTATCTCCACACCCCGAAAGCCCCAATAATATTGCAAATAAAAATAGTTTTTTCACTTATTTCCCCTTATTTTATAATAGTTTATTTTAATTTTTAATAAAAAACCAGAATAAAATAATAAAGCCCTCTAGAGGGCTTTATATTAACGATTACGTCTAGCAGTTGTATTCTCAGTCAAAGAGCGGCTAATTAGAGAGTTTGGATTTTTAATATCCTCGCTTACTAATTTCGGTACCACTTTTGGAAGTTGTTTATCAAGTTCTTCCCTTACAATAATCCGGACAGTTTTCTCATCCAGTTGTTCTGCTTCAACAGTTGCACCGCTAACCTGATTCACAACTTCAATTTTGAAATTGATGGTCGGAGCAACTGACTCAATTGAAGGCATAATCTCAGCCTGTGGGCGTGAAGATTGTCCCAAAGTGAAATCCTGCGCATCTTCAAGATTTGAACGATCCTGAACTAAACCATTTGAAGAGAAGTAGACTTTTCCGTCATGGTATAGATCTGAGTTTGCTGAAGCAGTTGGATTAGTAGAACTTGCATTACCTCTATAGATAATCTGATCATCTTGATAAGACTGATTAAAGATGTTCGAAATATCTCTATTTTGATTAAATGCTCGTGAACTCTGATTAGCCCGGTTCATGATGTTTTCAAAAGTAGAATTGCTTTTAGAATAATTAGTAATGTTCTGTACATCTCCTAATTTTGACACTGTGCTATTGCTTCGCTTGAGAGCTTTAACAACAATCTGATCATCTCGAGTAGGTTGATTAAAAATATTCGAGTTATTTTGACTATTATTAAAAGCTTTTGAGCTTAAGAAAGAACGATTAAAAACATTCTCTGTTGAAGTGTTGTTTTGAGCATGGTTATTGATAAATGCTTCAGGGCCTGAGCTCTTACGCATATTCTCGACTAAACCGACACCACCCCAACGGCGGATGTCATCCTGTGACCAGACCACCTCGCCTTTATGGACAATACCCGCAGCTTCATACTTGCCACCAGATCCAGTGTAACCACCATCCGCAAAGCCTTGATCCTTAATTGCCCGGATATTTGCAATAATGCTAGCACCCTGCGCAACCGCCCCAGCAATTAAAGGCAAGTTGTAAGGAAAACCAACCTTTGCAGCTGCTGCAATATTCTGCTGAATGGCAATACCTGCCGCAGCAATTGCATAAGCTTTATCGGCAGCAAACATGAGTTTGTAGGCCTTGGATTGCTCACCAAACATAGAACCGAACATAGATGTGACTGAACCCATCATTTGCCCACCAAGAGCAATCTGAGCGTTTAATCTATCTTGTTGATACTTGTCTTCAACGTCCTTAGTGTTCTGGGCAAATTCGTTGTAAATTTGACTTCTTTGCTCTTGAGCAGCTTGAATAATGGCAGTCTTTTGGTTTTCAAAGTCTTGTTGCTGAATCAATCCAGCTTCCATCTGTGCATTCAAGCCATCCAGACCGTTTTGTTCGTCTAAATCAGCTGCTGCATATTGGCTTTCAGCCAAATCATTTGCAGCACCCAAGCGGCTAAACCGTTCCTGATCCTGTCTGTAGAACTCACTGGTACCATTCATATCAGCCTGAATACCGCCCCAGTTTTGAACAGCGTTATTTACTTTGTCGCGTGTTTCTTTGTCCTGAGTGGCTTTAGATAATGCGATTAGTTTTTGACGCTCTTCAATAGAAAGCTTTGTATTCTTAAGAATCTCCTCCCGTTCGAGTCTATAGCGTTCCTGCATGGCTTGAGTTTCGGAAAGCAGAGATAAACGAGCTTGAAATGCACGTTGTTCTTGTGCCAACTGCATAAGCGCGAGTTCTTGTTTATACTGTTCTTTGACTAACTCAACGGCCTGTTTCTGTTCAGATTTACTTAATTCAATATCATGAGCTGCATTGAACTTTTTACGGTTAAAGCTCTCTTCAAGTAACTGTTCCTCAGTTTTCTGGAACTCCTTATAGTCCTCTAGTTTGCTTCTAATAGCTTGTTTGGCGATCGCAATATCATTATCAGCACGGCGCTGTAATTCAGCCTTAATTTCAACTGTACGCTCTGGAGTAAAGCCAGCTTTATCAACATCCTCCAGTCTAACTTTTAAGTTATTCTGGATCCGCTGTACTTCAGTGGCCATTTCGTTTTCAAGTGACCGCTGAGCATCTAGTTGACGATCAAGTTGTGATTGGATATCACCTGATGCCTTATCACTTCCTTTACTTGCCCCACCTCTCACCTTGCTTTGCATACTTGGTGACTGGTGAAGAAGTTTTAGTGATACGCCATCCTCAAATATCACCTCACTGACATAACCACCACCTTTACTATCGTAATGGGTCTTAATGTCTTTCACCGCAACATTAGTCGTGATTGGTGTGCCTTCAGGCATCGAAAAATCAATACCCTTATGAAATGAAGAAGCCCCTTTGGTAGGGGCTTTTCGTGGACCATAGTTGGAACTGATTTTGTAGGATGACAATGGTTTGCCACCCGCCTGCAATCGCGCCAAATGTTCATTAGAGACTTTCTGGCCAGACATTGAACCACCATAACGAACATCAAGATGCGGACCTGTGCCAACACCTGATTTACCTGATACACCGACTAGACGTTTCGATAGTTTTTGCTGTTTAGATAGCTCATTCGTAGTTTCCTTTAACGCTTTATTCTTGGCATCAATTACATTCTTGTTTTGTTCCTCTATTGAAAGAGTCTGCAAACCAATCTGATATAACTCATTAGAAACTTCTACTCCGCTTTTCCGCGCCCAGCTTGCAGTTTCTACCATTTGCTTCACTTGCTCAGGTGAGTAGCCCTTGGCAAGTAAACCTTTGGTAACTAATGCTTCAAATTTACGATCTGCCAGTGAATCGGCATATTTCTTTTGTGCATTTTTTGCTGCTAATGCTGCTCTCTCATTTTCATTTAAGGACTTGGTGTTTTTATCAACGCCAACAATAGCATTTTCCGCCTTATTGCCTGCAATTATTACCTCAAAACCAAATAAGCTATATGTTTGCTTGGTCTTGGCAGCAGTTTCAGCTGCTTCATCATAGGCATTCACTTGTTTAAGCAATGCATCCATTAAATCAGCAGGAATTTTCTGATTCTTTAATTGCTCAATCGCTTCAGTATAAGAAATGGTGCCAAGTCTGGCCTTATTCGAAATTTCAGCAACTTTAGCATTACCCACCGCATAGTTCTGGATATTGATCAATGCCGACCCGACCGACAGTTCTTGCCGTTCTAACGCCTTGTTTTGATCTTCAATTGTCGCTGCTAAATCACCTAGTTTTTCCTTACGCTGTTCATCATTAAGGGCTTTAATTTCGTCCTTAGTCAACTTTGCAGCTTCGGCTTGCTCTTTTAGCTTTGCAGTGGCTTCAGCAGATTTATTTGAGAAATACATATAAGTAGCAGCCAAAGCAGTCACGCCTAATGTGATTGCCCCAATTGGACCACCAATCAATCCCCATGCACCGCTCACTAATCCTGCCATTGAAGCACTTTTGCCTTGAGCTAACGTAACGGCCTTCGTTGCGTTCTCAACATTTTTGGCTGCAAGTACATATCTGGCACTAGCTGCACTTGCTCCAAATTTGGCTTGAGTTTCGGCATTTGTTGCTCGTACATTAACTAAATGCGCTTCCGCTTCAGCTAGTACTGCTTTTGCGCTTTCGATCGCCTTTTGCTTTTGCAATTGTGATGCTGCATTGTCAGCAACCAAGGATCCAACTTTAGTATTTAAAGCCGATACTTGTGTTGCGATTGCTTTGGTTAGTAATGCTGTACCACCTAGAATAGCTACATAAGAGATTGATTCTAAATTTTCGGCTAAAACCTTAATTGAACCAGATAACACTTGCGCCGCTCCGCTTCCCTGGCTAGCTTCACCGACAAATTTAGTAATCTCATTATTAAGAAGAGTTAATGACTGGCTGATCGTAATATCAGTTCTACCAAATAATGCATCTACATCAGACTCTACATTTCTTAAAGCTTTCACAATTTCTTGCGATGTAATTTTTCCTTCAGCAGCAACTGTACGTAACTCACCTACGGTAATACCCATACCCTGAGCAATAGCTTTTGCTAAAGCCGGTGTTTGTTCCATGACAGAGTTCAATTCCTCACCACGTAAGGTACCACTCGCTAAAGCCTGCCCAAATTGAACTAAAGCAGCATCTGCCGCAGAAGCACTCGCGCCACTAATCGCCACAGCTTTTGAAACTGTTTCAGTTAAACGCGCTGTATCATCCATTGTTAGATTTAAAGTTTTAGCATTATCACTCAATCGTTGATAAACCTGTAAAACAGAATCCCATGCTGAATAGGTATTTTGAGCAATTCTGAATGTATCTTCAGTCGCCTTATTTAACTCCGTCTGGTCTTTAGTAACTAGCTTTAAACGGTTTTGTAGTCCTGTATATGCATCTATTTGACCAATTGCAGCATTGACCGTAGCCAAGCCTGCCATATATCCAGCCAAAGCCTTAATTGAAGTGCCGAATGAGTTAGCCGCTTTATCCTGTTTATCCAGCTCATTGGTTGTAGCTTTAATTTCTTGAGCAAATTTATGATTTTGTTGAGTTGCTTGCTTAGTCACTTCAACCGTTTTTTGAACTGATGTATTGGAATTATTAACTGTAGTATTAAAGTTTTGAACAATGTTATTGGTAACAGAAAGCTGTTTCCCCATATCTTTCGATGATTTAGATGCGGAATCACCTCGATCAGTAAATTTTGACAATTCTTCTGCTAAGGCTTTGACATTACGTTCAGCATTCTGTGAATCAATAACAATGACCAGACGAGATTCTTGTGCCATTTTTACTTTTCTCCAGGCAATAAAAAAACCACTCATTGAGTGGGTTCTATTTAAGTTAAATATATTTACTAAGCTGGACAGTTAAACCAATTTGGTCTTGCTGCAAATCGTTGCCCAAGTGCTTTTAAATCCATTCACTAATCAATCAATTTCACACATTTAGCAACAACATCCTGTGCGTACAATCCCTTATCTTTGAAATTACTGTTATATGCACGATCGATATCTCTTAAGCCTTCTTCAATTTCTGCTTTTGATGCATTTTTGTCTGTTAGTATTTCAGTCCTCAAACTTTCTTTGGAAACCCCTTTAAGCCTTGCATCCATTATGAGGGACTGATTGTACGCATCCTTGACACAATTACTGCGATCTTTTACAGATAACTTATTCGGAGTACAGTGTGCCTCCCAAATTATTGCAAATGTTTCTGGATCAATACCCTCTGTGTCCTCCAATAAGACTGCACCCTCAATGGTGACATATCTCTTAAAGCCAACATAACCGCCATAGCTATTCTTTGAATTTACTTCTCCACAATATCCTTTTATATTTTGGAATTGTGCTGAATCTGGATCTTTTAAGGTGTTTAAGACAGCTTCTTTGGACTCTTTTTCCACCTTTGAGCAACCGCTTATCCCCACTACACCTAAAACCAAACTCAATAAAATAATCTTTTTCATATTAATTAGCTCAATTAACAGGCGCTTTACTTATCTAAACTTTTAACAATATCATCCAAATACCAGTCCTTTGCAAAAGTATTTAAGTCTTCCATCTGCTTACCCATTACACCCAACAAACCACCTTCCCATATACCATAAGCATGCTCACCATCTAACATATAAACATTCTCTGGCATGGTTCTTAGGGTATAAACAGGATTTTGAAATTCATACTCTTTTCCAAGTGTCTGGAAATACTCTCCTTTCAGAAAGAACTTATCATACCCTCTAAAACCAAGATAAACTTTGTTAAATTCCTTATCTTTTATTTTCTCAGCAAATTGTAGTAGAACCCTGTTTACATCTAACGGGCTATTTTTCCCTGATATATCCCGCAAATCATATTTAAGCTCTGTCGGATTAATAAACCACTTATAGTGAACCCAGACTTTAACCCCTTTATTTCTGGGATCCTCTAATAATACTGTATTCATATGCCGTTGAAGCATGTAATAATTTAGTGAAAAAACAATAGCAACAAAACCAACTAATACCACAATGAATTTATATACCTTAGACATAGTTAAATCACTTTCTCTGCATTATTAAACTTTGAAGTATCAAACTTGAATTGACGAGTTCCATTCGAATAAAAAGGTAGCTCAACCATTAGTGAATTAACTTTTCGAATATTGTCTAAAAAAGCTTTAGAATTTTCAGTAAAAATTAATATAGTGCCATCACTACCAGATGTCTCATATTTTTGGAAATTAAGATATTGAATTGGGCTATTTCCAAACTTAACTGCTGTATAACAGTAATCATTACAGTCATACTGGCCTTTATCTATTGTTAGAAATATTTTTGGGTCATCTGATTTAGAGTCAAGAATATCAAATTGGAGTTTATTCTCCCCGTCATAAGGAAAGTTGAGATCGGCATTATTCTCAGAACGCAAAGCAAGCCACTTAGACTCTGTGTTCCGCATTTCATCTTTACTAACTACTGTTCGCCATTTCCCTGTTTGAGATTCAAGGCTTGAGTCATTTTTATTGCTACTAACGCTTGAGGCTTTTTTAGCATTATCACTATTACTACAGCCTATCAAACCCAAAAGAACACTCAAAAATAATATTTTTTTCATGTTTTTTCACCATTTGTTATAAAATGTACTAACTTTAACAAACTGGTTACTAAATGTCACATAAAGAAAAACCACCCGAAGGTGGCTTAAAATTAAAAAATAAAATCTTATCTATAAAAAGTAAAATACTTTGAGACTTCTAAATCTACATTATCTCTTATTGGATAAGACTTACCATTAACAACAAGAGGATAGAATTTTGCTTGTTTACGAAATTCATCTAAGACAAAATCATCCAATTCTTGATAACCACTACCCCTTTGAATCTTTGCCAAGGTTAACGTTCCATTTTCATCAGCTTCAAAGTAAATATTGATGTAGTTATATTTTTCTTGAAGTTTAATTTTATCAAAAACACGAATATCAGGATAAACTGCAAATTTTGGTTTTCTAGAAACATCAAAACTAAATGGCTGCTTACCATAAAAACCAACATAAAAACCATTTTCTTGATAAGGGTAAAAGCTAGCATTCTTCATGGCTTTTAAGCTTTTTTTATCTAGAGATTCAACACCACTACTTTTAATGATTGTCGTATCTACTACTTTACCCTTTTCATTCGCTAAAAAACCTACAATAACCTCTCTGTCATATCCTTGAAGTTCCTGATCGCTAATATTAATTTTAGGTGTTTGCTTCCAGTGTAAATTTGGAGGCATTACTTCGATTAAATTATTAGGATCACTGGCATATACATTAAGCGCAAAACAGAACGATAAACTTAATAAAACTTTTAAGAGAATTTTCATATTAATCCAAGATTTAAAATATTTTTTTGAAAGTATAAAAAGTGATTAAATTATAAATGATTTCAATCACAATTAACGACAAAAGTTTTTGTAGAAATTAATTATAGTATCAAAATCTCTAGTTAAAGTTTGCTCGGTGTATTCATGCGGTGAAAACTTGAGTAGAGCTAGCATGTACTGTTTTTTGAAGACTTTAGAGTATATGTGGTTCAATAACTAAAATAGCCATCACGTAGATAGCTATTTATTACTTTTTGGATT